CATAATATATAAGGTCAAATGTATTTATAAATGGCTTCCATCCCACCACAGAGATTAACGGTAGATAAAATTGTAAATGACTTGCTAGAACCAGCAACAACCTCGTTCTATCAAGTATCGATTAGTGACCCAAGACAATTAAATGAAAGAGGAGATACGTTTGCAACTTATCTTCGCCAACAGGGTCTTGAGGTTTTATTTAATTCAAGGGGTCTTGATCCAACAAGGAGAGAGAAATTGCAATTATTTTGTTCAGAAACAACACTACCAGGTTCATCTTTAGCAACATCAAATTTAGATAATGATTTCACTGGAGTATCAGAGAAGTATGCTCATCGTAGAGTTTTTGATGAGGAGATATCTCTAACATTTTATTGTGATGCGAAAGAATATTTACCAGTCAGATATTTTGAATCTTGGTTGTCATACATGACAAATGATACTAGAGATAATCATAGTGAAAATTTTTATTATAGGATGAAGTTTCCAAAAAAATATAAAGGTGGTCTAGAAATAACTAAATTTGAAAAAAATTTGATGTCACAGGATCCAGTTAGAGGTAGAACAAGACCACTGACATATACTTTCATAGATGCATTCCCAAAAGCAATTTCTGCAATGCCAGTTTCATATGATGCATCAGATTTATTAAAGTGTAGTGTATCATTTTCTTATACAAGATATAGTGCGAAACCTGCAAATCATGATGCCTTTGATCCATCATTTGCATATGCTGCTGGTCAATTTGCTAATATTGCTGTAGATAAATTAACTGGTATTGATTTACTGGGAGATATAGTAGGAGGAGTTGTTCAAAGATCACTTCGATAACCCTGCTATATAATATACTGAATTGCATAATAGGATATCATGCCTTTACCAAAAATTGCGACACCAACGTATAGTATGGTGTTACCATCTTTAGAAAAGGAAATAAATTACAGACCTTTTCTAGTAAAAGAAGAAAAACTTTTAGTTCTTGCTTTAGAAAGTGAAGACACAAAACAAATCACCACAGCTATTAAAGCAGTGCTTAAGAGTTGTGTTCTTACAAAAGGAATAAAAATAGAATCACTCCCAACTTTTGATATTGAATACTTGTTTTTAAACATTCGTGGAAAGTCAGTTGGAGAACAATTAGATGTTAATATTATTTGCCCTGATGATGAGAAGACAAGTGTTAAAGTAATGATTGACTTAGATGATATCAAAATTATTAAAAATGAAAATCACTCTAATCAAATTCAACTTGATAAAAACTTAATGATGGAACTTAAGTATCCTTCATTAGATGAGTTTATTAAAAATAATTTTGATTTCAAAGATGAGAATGCAATGGAGCAATCATTCAAATTGATCGCATCTTGTATTGATAAAATATATACTGATGAGGAAGTATGGGTAACAGCAGACTGCACAAAGAAAGAGGTAACAGATTTTCTTGAGTCTATGAATTCATCTCAATTTAAAAAAATTGAAGAGTTCTTTACAACAATGCCTAAATTATCACACACCATAAAGGTAAAGAATCCAAATACAAAGGTTGAAAGTGAAGTTGTACTTGAGGGCTTAGCGTCTTTTTTCGGGTAGCAATGATCCATATGGATCTTGCTAGCTACTACAGGTTAAACTTTTCGTTGATGCAATACCATAAATACTCATTAACTGAGATTGAAAACATGATGCCTTGGGAACGAGACATCTATGTTGGATTATTAAAACAACATCTCGAAGAAGAGGAACTTAAACGCCAGCAATCTAAGATCCTAAAGATGCTAGATTAAGAGAACTAGCAATAGCAATAAAAGATCTGAGAGCACAGAGGGAAGTAGAAAAAGATACGACTGGTAAATTAAAGACAACAAGAAAGAGAAGAAAAGATGCTAAGTCATTAGAACAAATACAGGCAGAGATAGACGCAAAAGAAAAAGCAAAGGCAGATAGGAAAGCGAAGAAGAAAAAAGATGCGATGAATTTCATATCGCCAGGCTCTGCACCTGCTGAGTTACCTCCAGCAGAGAGTGATGGTGGTGGAGATATGTCATCAGTATTAACAAAGATTGCTGGTGATGTGAATATTATTAAAGGTATTGTTGCAAGTCAGGAGTCAATTGAAAAAGACAAACTTGATGATACTAGAGAAGCAAGAGAGAAAAAGAAAAGAACTATGAAAGAAAACCTCTTAGAGGGTGGAAAGAAAATGTTTGAGGGAGTTAAAAGTGGATTTGGAAAAGTAATAGAACCAGCAAGAGGAATTTTTGAATCCATATTTAAATTCATAGGTTTGTTTTTACTTGGTGCTGGATTAATGAAACTGCTTGATTGGTTTGGTGACTCTAAAAATAAATCAAAGATAACTTCTATATTCAGGTTCTTGAAAGATTGGTGGCCTGCTATTGTTGCTGCTCTCATACCATTCCTTGGTGGTATACCTTTAGTGATAGCTGTGGTGGCACTAGCGATAGGATTTCTTCCTAAGATAATCGATACTGTTAAAATGTTATTTGGATTCGGTAAACAAGTCGATGGAGAAATTGCAAAGAATGAGAAAGACTTAGAGAAAAGTGGTGATGCGAATTTAAAAATTGATGAGAAAGGAGGAGAGGATCCACCACCACCAGAAACTGAAGAAAAATTAGATACTAGTGGTGCAGGAGAAAAACCAAACGTTTCAGAACCTCAACAATTTAATCAAGGTGGTGAGGTTCCAGGCCAAGGAAACACAGATACTGTTCCTGCGATGTTAACACCTGGTGAATTTGTTTTAACTAAGGAGGCAGTAAATCAAGTTGGTGCTGATACCTTATATGGAATGAATGCTGCTGCTGGTGGTGTTGGTAAACCCTCACAGAAACCGAAAGCTAAACCTGCGAAGAAGAAAATGAAAACTTCAACCGTTGGAACCATGATGAAGATGGGTGGGTTGAAGATGGGTGGCATGACAAATAATATGTCATATGCTGGTGGTGGGCAAGTTCCCGTACAAAACTATTTTATGGGAGGTCTAGTTAAAAAAGTAGGGGGTTTAATTGCTAAAACACCACAAGCTCGTCTTATAAGATTTGCAGCAAATCAAATTAAAAAATCTGGAGTTAAACCACCTGTGGCTAAAGCACTGAGTGCTCTTAAAAATCTTGGAGGTGTAGTAGCACCATCACCATCTCCAAGTGATGGTGGCACAGATGAAAGCATCGCTGCAATACCAAGTTTTGATGTGGTCGCACCTGGTGGTAGAGCGAAGGAACAAACATTGGGGATAAGGAGATAATATATGTTAGGAGCAATAGTAAAATCTGGTGCTAAGTCACTTGCTAAAGATAAAGCAAAGAGTTTTATCACTGGAAAGAAAAAAGGAAAAGGTGGTGGATTAGTAAAAAATAAAGTCAATAAAGAAATCATGGGAAACATGATGGGTAGAAAAATTGGTGGAAATAAAGGAGGAGTGGATATTCCAGCATCAAAACAAACTATTAATGTAACTCCTTTAGGATCAGACTCTTCTGTTAAACCAGGTGGTGGTAGTGGTGATGTAAAAATTGTTCAAGACATTAGTGTTGCTGTATCTGCAATTGCTCAGAGTATGCAAAATAATCTTACATTAAAAGAAAAAGCACAAAGTAAAGCAAGGAAGGCAGCAGAGAAAGACAAACGTGCAGCACAAGAGTCTAATATAGAGAAACCAGATAAACCGAAGAAAGAAAGTGGTGGATTTGCTGAAAAAATTCCTGGTGTTGGATTGTTGAGTGGAATATTTGGATTCATCACGAAGTTCATATATGGTGTAGTCATATTAAAATTAATAGAGTTTCTTCCTAAACTTAAGGGAGTTCTTGGATTTTTCAAAAAAGCACAACCACTCTTTAATTTTATTACGAATACTGTAGGAGGTTTCTTTGATTTATTAGTCACTTTTGTTGACTTTGGATATAAGATTGCTGATGGTGCAGAAAAATTAGTTGGTAAGATTTTTGGTGAAGAGGGTGCTGAAAAATTCAGAACTTTCATGGAGAACGTGAGGAATCTCATAACTGGAGCATTAGTGTTTAAAGTAATATATGAAAAAATAATTAAAGGAGTTATCAAGAATATAAAGAATGCGTTTAAACTCGTTAAGAATTTTATTAAGAGAGGTCTTAAACTTGCATCTAAATTATTTCCGAATGTAGCTAAAGGTGCAACAAAATTATTACAAGCAGGAAAGGGATTAGTAACAAAAGGATTATCGAGGGTAGGTGGATTTGCTGCGAAAATATTTGGTAAGGCTTCAGGAGTTATTGCACCTGCATTTAAGGGTGCTAAACCATTCCTTTCTAAGTTCTTTGGTAAAATTCCGATTGTAGGCCCTCTTGTTATTACTATCGTATCTCTTTTATCAGGAGAACCAGCATCTCAAGCCATCTTTAAGGGATTGGGTGCTGCATTAGGTGGTGCACTTGGAACGTTCATACCCATACCAATTCTCGGAACATTGATTGGTGAAACGATTGGTGTGTTTGTTGGTGATTTGTTATATGAATTACTAATGGGTGGTGGTATAGATGCAGTAGGTCAGAAACTAAAAGATACATTTATGACTCTCTTCAAGGGAGGGAAGATGGTAGCAGATTGGGTTGGTGGAGGAATCAAAGCCTTTATAAACAATGTGCTTACAACAGATCCAATTAATGTAAAGTCAGGTCTTGGTGTTAGGTCTGCACTTACTAAAGGCCTTAAGATTTTTGGTTTATATGATTTCTTTGCGGGTCTTGGATTTGCTGGAGGTAAGGGTGGTCAAATAGATAAGTTTCCCAATCTTCTCAATATACTTAACCCATTGAAGTTCTATCCTTTACTATTCAAATCTTTCTTTGGTAAGAGAGATGAAGGTGAAGATGTATCTACAACTGGTGGTGAGACTGCAGTTGTTGCTGAAAATCAAGATAATAAGAATGGTGCAAATGCAGATGCGGTGGCCGAGGAGACAACCTATGAAAGTGGTGAGGGTAGTGCTGTAATTGTTCCAATTCCAATTCAACAAACTCAACAAGTTGCAATTAAGAATAAGAGGGGTAGAACCGTCGGATATAAAACAGTCATCATTGATGACTCTGAACTAGCCTTGTACGGAGGTAAATAATATCATGAGTAACGAAGCAAAGAAATCATCACCAGCAACCATATCTAAAGCAAACATTATCTCTAATAAAGATCCAGAGAAAGTTGCTAGTGTGGTTAATGGATTGATTCGTCTGACTTATCATGAAAGTATATTGCAAGACTCTGTTAAAGCATATGTTGTCTTTAGTGATGTTGGAAATGCAATTGAGGGTAAGTCTGTGGTAGAGGGTCTCCCTCTTATAGGAACAGAGGATTTTAAATTAGAGTTTGAAGATAATAATGAGGAGAAAATTAAAGTTAATATGATTGTTAATAAGGTAACTCCTGTATATGAAGATGGAAGTAAAAATGTTATTAGTTTAGAATTAGTGTCTGAGGAATTTATCCGTAATGAGATGGGTGAATCTAGATGTAGAACTAGAGAAACTGGAAGAGTGGATGAACATGTTAAAAAGATATTTAACGATAGATTAAAAACAAAAAAGGAATTACATATTGAAGAGTCAGAGAATGAATATAATTTTGTTGGTAATAATCGTAAACCATTTTATATGTTAAATCTTCTTTCTAAACAAGGAATCCCTGCTGGTTCTCCTGAAGGTGTCACTGCAGGATTTTTATTTTTTGAAAATGCTGATGGATATCATTTTAAATCCATTGAAGGATTGTTTAAACAGGAGAAAAAGAAATCATATGTTTTTAATAATTCAACTGATGTACAAGCAACTCCAGCTGGTTATGATGGAAAAATATTAGAACATCAATCAGATAGTTCGATTAATATTCAATCGAAAATGAATATGGGTGCTTACAAAACTAAAATAGTTTTGTTCAATGCTTATGATTGTAAATATGAGGTTATAGAACAAACTGCTGAACAAGTGAAAAAACAAGTTGAAATGGCTGGAAAAGATCTTCCTAAGTTTAATGAAAAATTTGATACTACTGCTGATGATTATACTAGAACTACTTTGTATCTTGTTGACAGTGGAACTTTACCTGGTGGAACCACTGAACAGCAAATTGGAATCGGAAATACTACAGATAATTTTAAAGCGATAAAAACATTGAACCAATCTATTCGTAGATACAATCAACTTTTTTCTGGTATGATGACAGTAACCATTGCTGGAGATTTTAGTTTACATGCTGGAGATGTAATATTTGTTGACATATTCTCTGTTCAAGCAGAGAAAGATGATACAGTGAATAGGGAAAGTGGTGGTCTATATATTATAGCCGACTTATGCCACTATGTCAGTTCTGAGGGAACTTATACTAAGTTAAACTTAGCAAGAGATTCCTTCGGTAGAAAAGGTAATCATAGCAGAAGGTAACTATTATGTCAGAAATTAAACACGATCTAAGCCATGAGGTTTATCTTGATCCTAAAGATGAAAAGGAACATATAAATCATGGAATGTTAGAGTATAAAAAATCAGAACTTGAAGAGGTACATGCTAATTATGAAGATGCACATAAAAATGATGTAGTTGATCCGAATGAAGGCAAAATAAAT